GAAGCTTTAGCTTTACGAGAAAGATTAGACTTACTTAAAAAACAAGAAATCTGCAAAACCAATTTTTTAGAATTTATAGACCACATGTGGGATGGATTTATTTGTGGTCGCCACCATAAAATCTTTGCTGAAAAACTTGAAGGTATTGCTAATGGCACAATCAAAAGGTTGATTGTAAATATGCCACCAAGACATACAAAGTCTGAATTTGCTTCTACATATTTTCCAGCTTGGATTATGGGAAGAGATCCAAGCAGAAAAATTATGCAAACCACCCACACAGGAGAACTCGCTGTTAGGTTCGGTAGGAAAGTTAGAAACATGATGGACAGCGATATTTACAAACAAATATTTCCCGAAGTAAGTTTGTCATCTGACAGTAAATCAGCAGGTCGTTGGGAAACCAATAAGAGTGGTGAGTATTTTGCGGCTGGTGTCGGAGGAGCAATTACAGGTCGTGGTGCGGATTTATTAATTATTGATGATCCTCATTCTGAACAAGATGCTATGAGCCCGACAGCTATGGAGTCTTGTTGGGAATGGTACACTTCTGGGCCAAGGCAAAGATTACAGCCAGGCGGATCTATTGTCTTAGTTATGACACGATGGAGTGGTATAGACTTAACAGCTAAGTTATTGGAAGCTCAAAAAGAAGCTTTAGCAGACCAATGGGAAATTGTAGAGTTTCCAGCTATTTTTCCCGAAACTGAAAATCCCTTATGGGAAGAGTTTTGGTCGCTTGAAGAATTGTTAAAAGTAAAAGCTTCTTTGCCAGTTATGAAATGGAATGCACAATGGATGCAAACTCCAACTTCTGAAGAAGGTTCTATTGTTAAGCGTGAATGGTGGCAGAAGTGGGAAAGTGAAAATTTACCGAATGTTAGCTACATAATTCAATCTTACGATACTGCTTTTTCTAAAAAAGAAAATGCTGATTACTCTGCTATTTCAACTTGGGGTGTATTTAGACCTGATGAAGATTCGCCAGACTCAATCATATTGTTAGATTGTCAAAAAGGTAGGTACGATTTTCCTGAGTTAAAAAGATTAGCTATGGAAGAGTATAAATATTGGGAGCCTGACATGGTGTTAATTGAGGCAAAAGCTTCGGGCACACCTTTGACCCACGAACTTAGAAGATTAGGTATTCCTGTTGTTAATTACTCTCCTACAAGAGGACATGACAAAACCACAAGAATGCACTCTGTTGCACCTATCTTTGAAAGTGGTTTGGTGTATGCTCCACAAAAAGCTTTTGCTGAGGAGATGATAGAAGAGTGTGCTTCTTTTCCTTTTGGTGCTAATGATGATTTATGCGATACTATGACCCAAGCCTTGATTAGATTTAGAGAAGGTGGGTTATTATCATTACATGATGATTACGAGGACAACGATCAGGCACCAGTAGTTAGAAGTTATTATTAATGGATATATTTATTACGCAGTATATAAGTAAAAATAGAATTGAAGATGGGCCGTGCATTTATGCAGAATCTTTACAGTCTGCAACTGAACAAGCTAATTTTCTTAATTTAGAGATAATTGGTAGAATGAAGTATGATGGCGATATTGAAGATTTAAGAACGATACATTAACTATGGCTATAGAAAACCAACCGATTGCTCCCGTCAGTTTAAATGAGGAGAAACCAAGAACAGATGAAGAACAAGCATTTATAGAGCTTGAAAAAGCTGTAATGGCTGGACAAGAAGAAGAAGGCTTTACTATTCTTGAAGATGGTAGTGCTGTTATGGGAGCTGAAGAGGTTGCTCCCGTAAATACAGATTTTAATGTAAACCTAGCTGACTTAATAGACGATGATGAATTAAATAAAATTTCATCTCAATTAGTTGAAGGTATAGAAAAAGATAAATCTTCAAGAGACGATTGGGAAAAAACTTATCAAGATGGATTAAAATATTTAGGCATGAAGTTTGATAGTGAAAGGTCTGAACCTTTTGCTGGAGCTTCTGGGGTTATTCACCCTTTATTAGGTGAGGCTGTAACTTCTTTTCAAGCCCAAGCTTACAAAGAACTTTTACCTGCAAATGGCCCAGTAAAAACACAAGTAGTTGGTGAGTATAACTCTGTCGTTGAAGAACAAGCTCAGAGAGTAAAAGAGTTTATGAATTATCAGATAACTCATGTTATGGAAGAGTATGATGCTGAGTTAGATCAATTATTATTTTATTTGCCTCTTGCGGGTTCTGCTTTTAAAAAAGTTTATTATGATGAAGTTTTGGGAAGAGCTGTATCAAAATTTGTAGCTCCTGAAGATTTAATAGTTCCTTACTACACAACTGATTTAGAAAGTTGTCCAAGAATTACCAATATTATTAAGATGCCTGAAAACGAAGTTAGAAAGCTTCAAGCTCAAGGTTTTTATAAAAGTGTAAATATAGATTATGGAGAATCTGCTGAACAGTCTAGCCAAATAAAAGATGAAATCGAAGAACTATCTGGTATGGAACAAAACTATGATACTTCAGAAGTTTCAGTTTTGTACGAAGTTCATTGTAATTTGAATATAGAAGGTTTTGAAGATGTTGATAATCAAGGTCAAAATACAGGAGTTAAGTTACCTTACATAGTAACTATTGATTCAAACTCTCAACAAGTTTTATCAATTAGAAGAAACTATTTAGAACAAGATCCTTATAAGAGTAAAATAGAATACTTTGTTCATTTTAAATTTTTACCAGGTTTAGGATTTTATGGATTTGGTTTAACCCATATGATAGGTGGTTTATCGAAAGCATCTACATCTATCCTAAGGCAACTTATAGACGCAGGAACTCTTGCGAATCTACCTGCTGGATTCAAAACAAGAGGGATTAGAATACGAGACGAAGATTCTCCTATTCAGCCAGGAGAATTTAGGGATGTAGATGCACCTGGAGGTTCACTTGCAGATGCTATACAGCCTTTGCCTTTTAAAGAACCAAGTCAAACTTTATTGTCTTTGTTATCTGTTTTAGTTAATTCTGGAAAACAATTTGCTTCAATAGCAGAAATAAATACAGGACAAGGCAATCCTCAAGCTCCAGTTGGAACAACTATGGCTTTATTAGAAAGGTCAACAAAAGTTTTATCTGCAATTCATAAAAGATTGCATTCTGCACAAAGAAAAGAATTTAAATTATTGGCAAAAGTATTCAAAGAATATCTTCCGCCTGAGTACCCTTATATGACTGCTAACGGAGGTGGTCAATTAAAAATTACTGACTTTGATGATCGTGTGGACATAATTCCTATATCTAATCCCGACATATTTAGTTCAGCACAAAGAATAGCTATGGCTCAAGAAATGATGAATTTAGTTCAATCAAATCCTGAAATACATGGCCCTAATGGAATCTATGAATCTTATCGAAGAATGTATGCTGCTATCGGAGTAGATAATATTGATTCTTTGTTACAACCGCCTCCCCCTACAGACCCAGTACCAACTGAGGCAGGTGTTGAAAACAATACTTTACTTTTAGGCGGAACTGCAAAAGCATTTCCAGAACAAAACCATGACGCACATATAGAGATACACAAGGCTTTACTCAAAACTTCTCCTGTGCAATCTAATTTACAAGTTCAGGCAAATATTTTTTCTCACATTATGGAGCACTTGCAAATGAAAGCTGATGCTTTAGCTCAACAACAAATGCCTCAAGAAGTTATGGCTCAGTATCAACAACTACAACAAGCTACGCAACAAACTTCAGGGCAAGAGCAACAACAATTAATGCAACAAGCAGCTCAAATTTTGGGTCAATACAGTTCTCCTATATTGGCTCAATTAGTACAAGAGTTTACTGAATCTGTTGGCTCTCCTGAAGATGAGGATCCTTTAGTTACTATAAGAAAGCAAGAATTAGCTTTGAAAGGTCAAGAGTTAGCACAAGAGCAAAGGCAGTTTGCAGCTGACCAAGATAGAAAAATACAAGAAACTCAAGCAAGATTAAATGTTGATAGAGAAAGGATTGACGCTTCAGAAAGTATTGCTAGGATGAAAGACGATACTGCTCAAGATAGATTAGACCAGCAAAGAGAATTTAAATTAAGAGATTTACAAAATAAATAATTTACTTTTTTATAATTTATACAATAGAATAGCAAAATGAAAAGTTCAATTAAATATCAAGGCAAAGGAACTGTTAAGCTAAAACAGCAAAAAAGCGTTTCAGCTAGTACAACTCCTACGCCAGGAATGGGTAAAGGTAAGGTCAAAGGAAGTGGTATTGCGGAAACGGGTACTAAATTCAATGGCGTTTATTAATGTCCATATTTGATTTAAGAGAAAAATATTTAAAATCTCTTAGAGAACGACAAGAGGATGTCAAAACCCAAATGTTAAATGGGGTTAAAGATATGTCTCAATATGAATTTTTGCGTGGGCGACACAGTTCTCTCGTTGATGCAGAAAGTATTTTTAGAGAACTGCTAGGAAAAGAGTATGAAGAGCCAGAACAAGGTGGTAGTCCCTGACCACATAGCCAAAGAAATAGAGGAGTCTCAACAAACAGAACAGCCTGAAGAAACAGAAGCTGATAAAGCTTATGTTGAAGAAAGTAAAAGAGTTTTAGATCCAACTTTATTAGAGTCATCTTTATTAGATAGAATGCCACAACCTTCGGGTTATAGGATTCTTGTCTTACCTTACAAAGGTAAAGGTGTATCTGAAGGAGGTATATTATTAACACAACAGCATGTCGAAAGGGAGTCTTTAGCTTCTGTATGTGCATATGTAGTTAAGATGGGGCCTCTTTGCTATAAGGATGAATCTAAATTTGGTGGCACATCTTGGTGTCAAGAAAAACAATGGGTGCTTATTGGTAGATATGCTGGATGTCGTTTTAAGCTAGGCGATGAAGCTGAATGCAGACTTATAAATGATGATGAAGTTTTAGCTACTATTAAAGATCCTGATGACATAGTTGCTGTATAGGAGGTTTATATGTCTGAATTACAACAAGAAGAAAACTTGCAAGAATCTACAGATAATGTAGAAGAAATTGAAGTTATAGAGGAAGAGCAAACACCTGAAGAAAATCAAACTGAAGAGTCTGTAGAAACTTCTGAAAAAGAAGTAAAAGCTGATTCTGAAGATGAATTAGAAAATTATTCAGAAAATGTTCAAAAAAGAATAAACAATCTTACAAGAAAGCTTAGAGAAGCCGAAAGAGGTAGAGATTCTGCACTTAATTATGCTAATAGCATGAAATCAGAGTATGAAAATCTCAAAGGGCAATCTCAGAAAATAAATCAAGATTATTATTCTGAAGCTGAAACTAGGTTGGAAAGCCAAGAGCAACAAGCTACAAGGGTTTTAGCTGAAGCACAAGAAGCTCAAGATTTTGATAAAGTTGCAAAGGCAACAAGTATTTTGTCAACTATTGCAGTTGAAAAAAATAAAATTGCAACTGCTAAAGAAAATGCAAGTAATCAAGTATTACAGCCAACTCCAAGTTATCAAAATCAAACTCAACAAGACTTACCACAACCTGATGCAAAAGCAGAAGCTTGGGCGGATAAGAATGATTGGTTTGGTGAAGATAGAATTAGGACTCTTGCTGCATTTACAATACACGATGATTTAGTTCAAGAAGGCTTTGACGGTCAAACTGATGAGTATTACAATGAATTGGATAAAAGATTGAGAACTAAGTTCCCAAATGATTTTGGTGTAGAAACTGAGATTGCTCCAACACCACAAGCTACTCAAAGAGTGGCTTCTGCTGCAAGAGCAGATTCTCAAGGTTCTAACAAAAAGCAGGTTAGACTTTCTCCTTCAGAGGTAGAAATGGCTAAAAAACTAAACGTACCTCTTAAAGAGTACGCAAAATTTGTTAAAAGGTAAAAACATGACAAAGAAAACAACAGATAACCAACAAGAATTTAACAGAGCTCCACGTTCTGCGGACACACGAGAGTCCCTTGAATCTCGCAAACCTTGGCAACGCCCATCAACTCTAGAAACTCCAGAACCTCCTGAAGGTTATGAATACAGATGGATTCGTGCTGAAATCGCTAACCAACCCGACAAGAAAAATGTCATGTCTCGATTAAGAGAAGGCTTTGAGCTTGTAAGGGCTGAGGAAATTCAAAATTTTGAACTACCAACGATTCAGGATGGAAAACATGCTGGAGTTATTAGCGTAGGTGGACTTTTATTAGCTAAGATTCCTTTAGAAACTCGACAAGAAAGAAATAATTATTTCACAGACAGGTCGCAAACTATGCAACAAGCTATAGATAATGATTTAATGAAGGAATCTGATGATCGTTCTCCAATAGAGAGGCCAAGAAGATCATCTAGCGTTACTTTTGGTGGCGGTAAAAGATAAATGGGAGTATCGCTGTTTACTAAACTTTCATAATTAAAAGGTATTTATTATGGCAAATAAAGATGCACCTTTCGGTTTTAAGCTAGTAGGCAGATTAGGTTCAAGTGTCCAAAACAATGGAACTACCGAATACGAAATAGCCTCTGGTGCAACTGGAAGTATATTCTCAGGCGACCCTGTAAGAATGACTGCTGCTGGTACTATACTCGTTTGCGATGCAGCGGGTGAGCAACCAATATTGGGAATTTTTAGGGGTTGTAAATTTGTTGATTCTGACGGACAAGTTGTGTTTAAAGCACACTATCCATCAGGACAAACATCTACAAGTACAATTACTGCTTTAGTTGAAGATGACCCAAATAATCTTTACGAAGTACAATGTACTGGTTCTCTTGCTTTAGCTGCTGTTGGTGCCAACGTGGATCTAGCTTACACAGCTGGTTCTACTGTTACTGGCCAATCAAAAGCTGAAGTAGATTCAGGAGCAACTTCTGCTGCTGAAAACTTCAGAATTGTTGGGTTCTCTAAAGACCCTGACAATGACGAAAGAGGTTCTGCTAACGTGAATGTGATCGTTAAAATTAACGAGCACTTCTACTCAACTACTACAGGGGTGTAACCATGGCAATAAATAGAGCACAATTAGCTAAAGAGTTAGAGCCAGGTCTAAATGCACTTTTTGGTATGGAGTACAACCGATACGACAACGAACATGCTGAAATCTTTGAAGAAAACACTTCTGATAGAGCTTTCGAAGAAGAAGTAATGATTGTTGGGTTTGGAAATGCTCCGACTAAAGCAGAAGGTGCTGGCGTAGCTTTTGATAATGCAACTGAAGGATTTACAGCTCGTTATGAACACGAAACTGTAGCTCTTGCTTTCGCATTAACTGAAGAAGCAGTTGAAGATAATTTGTATGACCGTTTAGGTTCGAGATATACCAAAGCATTAGCTAGAAGTATGGCTCATACTAAACAAATTAAAGCTGCAAATATTCTGAACAACGCATTTAGCACTAGCTTTCCTGGTGGAGACGGTAAGCCGTTAATCGCTACTGACCACCCGTTAAGCACTGGTACTGCTGCTAACAGAGCAACAACTTTTGCTGACCTTAACGAAACATCTTTAGAAGATGCTTTGATAAGGATTTCAACTCAAACTGATGATCGTGGTTTGAACATAGCTTTACAAGGAACTAAATTGATTATTCCACCACAACTACAATTCGTGGCGGATCGTCTTTTAAATACTCCTGGTAGAGTTGCTACTTCAGACAACGACATTAACTCAATCAGAAACCAAGGAATGCTTCCTCAAGGTTATGTGGTAAACCACTATCTTGTAGATCCAGATGCGTTCTTCTTGAAAACAGATGTTCCTGATGGGTTCAAAATGTTTGTTAGAAGTCCTCTACAAACTGCATTAGAAGGTGATTTTGATACTGGAAACATGAGATATAAAGCCAGAGAGAGATATTCATTTGGATTCTCTAACTGGAGATGTGTTGACGGTTCTCAAGGAGCTTAATAATCATAAAGAGGGGAGAGCTTCGGCTCTCCCTTTTTTTAAAAATGTGGTTACACGAACCAAATAATTTATCTGAAACCCCTTGTGTGGGTAGATGTACCACCTCTGTAATACCATTTGACGATGTATGCAAAGGTTGTGGGAGAACTGTCGCAGAAATTAGAGATTGGGGCAGTTATACTGAATTAGAAAAAAAATTAATTAATATTAGAAACTCAAGAAAATACGAAATTAGACAAGTGAAACAATTTAAAATTATGACCGACAAAGAAAAAAGCGAAGATATAAGAGGAAGATTAGTTACAACAAGATGTTTAATAGAAATGATAGGCGAAGATCTTTTGAAAACTTATGGCAAAAATAATTTAACAAAAGAAACTTATGAAAAATTATACGAAGCACATAAGTTGATACTATCAGCTACAGAAAAATTACCTATTGAACATGACAAAGCCGTATAATAAAATTAATTCATCTAGGATTAATTAATTGTTTTATAGACTGACCTAGCAGACAAGCCAAGACTATAAGACTTATTTCCGAAGGAGGAAATTATGGCAAAATCAACATTCTCAGGGCCAGTTAAATCTATCTCTGGTTTTATAACTGCTGGTAGTACATCAGTAGTAAGCTTAACTGCTGACACATCTTTAACTGTTGATGCTCACGCAGGTAAAATTTTAACTTGTAATGATGCAGACGGTAAATTTACTTTACCAAGTATTGTTACTACAAGTCCTTCAGATCCAACAGATCCGAACCAAGCTAATAATTTAGGAGCTTCTTTCTTATTTGTTATAGAAACTGCTGCTACTGATTTAGATATTAAAACAGACGGTACTGACAAATTTGTTGGAGGTTTATACATAGGTGTGAACAACAGCACAGGTAAAACTTTTATTTCTGGAGCATCTAACGATGTAATTACATTAAATGGTTCAACTCAAGGTGGAATTGCTGGAAGTATTATTAAAGTAACAGCAGTTGCTTCTGCTAAGTATGCCGTTGAAGGTATTGTCTTAGGATCAGGAACTCTAGTAACTATGTTTGCTGACGCATAAGGAGTAAATTATGGCTGATACAGTAACATCACAAACCATCCAAGATGGTGAAAGAGTTGCTATTATGAAATTCACTAATGTTTCTGACGGAACAGGTGAATCTGCTGTAAAAAAAGTAGATGTCTCTGCTTTGGCTAATAGTAGTCAAGGCAAGGCATGTACTTCAGTCAAAGTAGCTAAAATATGGTGGGCTTGTAGAGGTATGGGTGTCAATATTGAATTTGATGCTTCTACCAATGTCTTAATAACAGGCTTACCTTCTGACTCTACTGGTGATGAATATTACTCTGATGTTTTTACTGGCATTCCAAACAATGCGGGATCTGGTAAAACTGGCGATATTGATTTCACTACAGTAGGACATAGTTCAGGCGATACTTATTCTATAATTTTAGAATTAGTAAAAGACTACGAATAATGGCTGAGTATAAAGGCAAAAAAGTAACTTTAAATAGTCCAAGAGCTCTCCGTAAAGGGGAGCCTGGCTATGGAAAAAAAAGAAAAGTAGTTTTCGTTATGGGATGTAGTAGCGAAAGCAAAAGAGTAAAAAGAATTACCTTTGGTGATGCTAAATTAGGTATGCACAAAAGGGATAAATCAAGAAAAAAATCTTATTGCTCAAGGAGTGCTGGTATGAAAGGCACTACCGATAGGTGTAGTGCAAACTATTGGGCTAGAAAAGATTGGGATTGTTAATATGAGTGAAAAAACAAAAAAAAGTAAAAGCAAAGGAAAAATATGTCCAGAAGGTAAGGCTTGGGCTAAAAGAACATTTGATGTCTATCCAAGTGCTTATGCTAATTTAGCAGCTTCTAGATATTGTAAAGATCCAAATTATGCTAGTAAATCAAAAAAAAGAAATGGCGGTTTTGTTTCTATTCCTGGACAAGGAGCAGTTTTAAAAGAGAAAATAAGATGAGTAAAGGACAATTACAAAGTTGGTTAGACGAAGATTGGGTAAGAATTGGAGCTGATGGTTCTATAAAAGGCAAGTGTGGAGATAGAAAAAAATCAGAAGGAAAACCTAAGTGCTTACCAAGAAATAAAGCAAATAGCCTCAGTAAAGAAGAAAGAGCAAAGCTAGTAGCTAGAAAAAGAAAGAAAGATCCCAACCCAAGAAGAAAAGGCAAACCAATAAATGTTTCTAACAAACTAAACGCTGGAGGCGAGGTAACTATGAAAAAAGCAAAAAGAGATTATGATGGCGATGGCAAAATAGAATCATCTAAAGATGAATATTTTGGCTCAAGAGATAAAGCAATTAAAAGTGCTATGTCTAAACAAAATAGAGTTAAAATGAGTAATGGCGGATTTGTTGCCAATGGATGCGGTGCTATCATGAAAGACCGTAAAAAAGTAACCAGTATATCTTGAGGTAAAAATGACTTATAAAAAAACTAAAGGCTATAGCGTAAGAAAGATGTCCAAAGGCGGAGCTTTAATGAAGAAGTCTAAGGGCGGAGCCATGATGAAAAAATCAAAAGGCGGATCTATGATGAAGAAATCTAAAGGTGGTTCTATATTAAAGAAATCAAAAGGTGGTTCTTTAATGAAGAAATCAAAAGGGGGTTCTATGATGAAAAAATCTAAGGGCGGAGCTTTAAATCTAAACAGTAAAAAGAAATAACTTTTTAGTTTAAAAAACAACTTACATTTATGTCATACTTACTTAGTAATGTCCCACATTTTAAATGTTGGGTAAGAAGGGAATTTACTCACAATCACGAAAAATATCATGACGAGTATTTACATGCTTTAGTTATCGCAGTTAATACTATTCCTGATCGGTCTTTGAGTTTTCAAGTAGTTTTTACGGGTTGTGAGTCAGATTGTGAAGATAACAACGAGCCGAATATCCATGGCGGAGCTATGTGGGCTAGAATGCCTATTCAAGCTTTAGTGGCTGATATTCCTATGGATGATTTTCCTGAACCAATGGAAGATCATATTGCACAACCTTGGGATTGTGAATCTAGAAATCACTCAGTAATAGTTATGGACAGAGTAAGCTCATCACCTTGGCTTTGTAAATTAGATGGCGAATTTTTTAAAGGGAGATATTTGTTTACTGTTGATTATACTGACTCCGATATTGCTGACGATAGTGCACAACATAAACAATCTCATGTATTATATATAACAGAAGATTGTAAATGGAAAGGTAACTTAGTAGCCTTACCAAACAACAGAGTAAGGGCTACAAGTCCTGCTCTTTGGGTAACAGGAGACGGTGCTCCTGACTTTAAACCTTCACAATGGACACATTCTGCTGAAGGACACGAAAGTTACTTAGATCCTGCAATAACTTTTAATAACTTATATGAAGATTAATGGCGTTATCAGGCAGTACAAATTTTGAACCAAATGTTACGGAGTTTATAGAAGAGGCTTTTGAAAGATGCGGTATAGAGCTCAGAACTGGGTATGATTTAAGAACTGCAAAAAGGTCTATTAATATTATGTTAGCTGAGTGGGCTAACAGAGGTCTTAATCAATGGACTATAGAGCAAACTACTCAAACAGTAACAGAGGGAACCAATAGCTACAGTTTAAACTCTAATGTAATTGATATTTTAGATATGGTTGTTAGAAGAACAACTAACTCTGTAAATACAGATACCAATATGAGTAGAATTAGTAGAAGTGAGTATTTAAATATCCCAAACAAAGATACAAAAGCTAGACCTAATCAATTTTTTTTTGATAAACAAACAACACCTGCAATAAAAGTTTATCCTACGCCAGAAAATTCTACAGATGTTTTGGTTTTCAATAAATTAGTTAGAATGGATGATGCCGATACTGCAACAAACACAATGGATTTACCTTTTAGGTTTTATCCGTGTTTTGCAGCAGGTCTTGCTTACTACATAAGCATAAAAAGAGCTCCGCAAAGAACAGCAGAACTAAAAGCAATTTATGAAGAAGAATTTAGAAGGGCTGCTGACCAAGACGAAGATAAAGCTAGTTTTAGAATAAGGCCACATTTAAGAGGTGTTTAATGGGCTTTTTAGAAAGTCGCCCTCAACAAGTTCAGCAAGTAAACTTTGTTGATTTTGAAGAACTTATTAGGCAACAACAATTACAATGTAATGGTTAAAAATAATGGAAAATATTTTATTTGTAATTTTATTTTTTTGTATCATTCTCATGATAGGTGAAAACTCTAATCCTAGAGGCATGAATATTTTTTGGTACAAAGTAAACATAATTAGAAAAAATTATTTTAAAGAATTAACTCGATATGATTCTGGAAATAATAAGGGTAATGGCAAACATTCTAGGTATAAATAATGGCTTATGCTAGTGGTAAATTTGCATACGCTTTATGCGATAGATGCGGGTTTCGATATAAATATAAAGATTTAAGAAAAGAATGGAATGGTGCTAAAACCTGTCGTTCTTGTTACGAAGAAAAACACCCACAATTAGAAACCAATAGAAATGTTATAGATCCAGAAGCTTTGTATGAAGCTAGACCTAATACAGATAGAGAGGTTGGAAATGGTAGGATTTCAACTAATAATGATTTAGTTGGCAAGACATTTTCAGGATTTAAAACAAGCTTATCTTTAGGATCTTTAACTGTTCTAGAAAATGATAATAGTAGAAATGTAGATGTTAGCGGTGTAGGCTCAAGCTCTTTCTTAGGATTGATTTCTGTATCAGGAAATTTATCTGCGAATGTCGATGTAACTCTAGCACAAGGAACTGGTCTTAACGGCTCACTTACTGTTACATCAAATATAACGACTTATGTAGTTGCTGTAGCTTCTTATGCTGGAGGTAATAGATATTATATAGACGGGACTGTTTACCCAACTTTAAATTTATCTGAAGGAAGCACATATAGGTTTGACCAATCTAATGCTACAAACTCTGGACATCCTTTAAGATTTTCAACTACGGCTGATGGAACACATGGAGGAGGCACAGAATACACTACAGGCGTAACTACTAACGGCACTCCAGGAAGCTCTGGTGCTTACACTCAAATAACTGTAGCTGTAGGTGCACCAACACTTTATTATTATTGTACAAATCACTCAGGTATGGGTGGACAAGCAAATACTCCTTAATTTGATATAATAAATTATGACCTTAGCTGAACTAAAAACTTTAATACAAAATTATGTAGAAAATGACGAAGCTACTTTTGTTAGTTCTTTAAACGATATTATTAAAAATGCAGAGGAAAGAATTTTTGAATTAGTTCAGTTTGATTTTTTTAAAAAAAATGTATCTGGTGTTTTAACTACAGGTAACAGATTTTTGACTGCACCTTCAGATTATGTATTAAGCACTTACTTAGCTGTAATAGATGGTAGTGGAGATTATTCTTATCTAGAAAAAAAACATTCTTCGTTTATGCAAGAATATACAGTAGATCCCACAGACGCTACTTTAAGAGGAAAACCTTTGTATTACGCTGACTATGATAAAGAACTATCTACTGCATCAAATAATGGCTCTACTTTAGTTTTGGCACCAGTTCCTGACAGTAATTATTCAGTAGAGTTACAATACGTTTATAAACCAACTTCTATTGTTACAAACACAACAGGCACTTGGTTATCAACAAATGCTAGGAATGGTTTACTATTCGCTTGTTTATCTGAAGCTTATTTATTTATGAAAGGAGATGCTCAATTACAAGAGCAATACGAAAGAAGATTTCAAGAGGAAATATCAAGATTGAAAAATAGAGCTGAAGGTAGAGGTAGAAGAGATGAATATCGCTTTGATTCTTTGCGTTCACAAATAACCTAGAGGAGGTAAAAATGGAGAAGATAGAATCCCTTAAAGGGAAAACCATAGCTATAGTAGGCATGGGGAGAAGTTGGCACGATTACAATTTAGCTAAATCACACGGCATACACTTTGATGAAGTTTGGGCTATAAATTCTGTCGCAAGTGTAATTTTTCACGATAGAGTATTTATGATGGATCCTCCGTCAAGATTTCTAGATAGTGATGATGCTGGTGGACAAACTGAAACCATGCGAAAGCTTTTACAAAAACATGACAAGCCAATATATTCTTGTGTTGCAGATGAAAGATGTCCTCCCGTAGTAGAATATCCGATACATAAAATTGTAAGAGATTCTCATTGTTATTATTTAAATAATACAGTTGCTTATGCAATAGCTTTTGCTTATTGGCATGAGGTAAGTAATTTAAAAATGTTTGGTATTGATTTTAGTTACAAAGGTAATTTGCATTTTGCAGAAGCTGGTAGAGGATGTTGTGAGTTTTGGTTAAATAAATGTATGCACAAAGAAATACAAGTTGAAGTAGCCAATAGTTCTGCTTTATTAGATTCAAATGAAGATGCCCAAGATAAATTGTATGGCTATCATAGATTGAAAGATCCTATGGTAGTTGTATTAGATGAAGAAAAAAAATTAAGAGTTTTGAAAAAAAGTGAATACGAATCTTCCATAACTAGGCCTGAAAGAACACCAATTATGGTAGATAGAAATGATCCTAATGTTCTTGGAGAACCAAAAAAATGGTAGATGAAATAACACCTGGAGTTTCTTTTGAGCTCGGCTTGGTTGAAACTAAAACAACTAATCATGGAGGTCATTCTCCTGAATTTTGGGCGGAAAGATTAACAGAAAAAATAGTTGGGTATTCTGAAGATAATGAACCTCATGTAAAAGAACAGGCTAAAGCTTTTAGAGATGTAATTTACAAAGTTTGTTTAATTTACATAAAAAATGCTATAAAATCATATCAATCCACTTTAAAACAAGATTTAATTAAAAGTGGAGAAAACGAATTAGCAAAAATTATTAAATAAAATTAAAGGTAAATCATGGCTATTACTTCCACACTAACCTCTAGTTTTAAGAAAGAATTACTGCTTGGTAATCACAATTTTACCAATAGTTCGGGAGATACTTATAAACTAGCTTTATACACAAGTTCCGCTACATTAGGGGCAACTACCACTTCTTTTACTACAACAGGTCAAGCAAGTGGCACTAACTACACATCTGGTGGTGGCACTTTAACTAATGTAACTCCAACTATAAGTGGCACAACTGCTATAACTGATTTTGCAGATTTAACATTTAGTACAGCAACAATAACAGCTAGAGGTTGTATGATCTACAACAGTTCTGATTCTAATAAGTCAGTAGCTACTATTGATTTTGGTGGAGATAAAACTTCAACTGCTGGAGACTTTACAATAGTTTTTCCTGCGGCAGCAGCTAGTACAGCCATCATAAGAATAGCTTAGGAGGAGAGCATGGCTCTTGTCCTTAACGATAGGGTAAAAGAAACCACTACTACTACAGGCACAGGCACCATAAATTTAGCTGGAGCCGAAACAGGCTTTGAAACATTTGTAGCTGGAGTTGGTAATTCTAATACTTGTTATTATTGTATTGCTCACCA